CGGGAGCACCGACCATGCCGGTTCCCACTTGCGCTATTTCCTCCTTATCAAATGATCCTACATTTCTTGGATTTTCATAATGATCCAGTACAGCAGCCGAATATGCCATTTTAATCTCCTATAATACTAGTTACAACATTGATGGGCTGATAACTATCCCATTTTTTACGATTATCTTCACCTAAAATATATCTTAAGTTTTTCATTCCACCAATAATACTAGGATCTATTTTCAAATCAAATCCTTGTTTGAATGGGATAATATGATCAAGTTGAAATTGATCTTTTCTTTTCCCAGTATTTTCTGGAATCAATCCTTCTTTTTTCATTTTATACCATGATCTATAAGTTGCTTTCTTACATTCTCTTTTATATAATATGAATTCATCTTCAATCAGTTTTTTTGGTCTAGAATTATTTACCTTTCCATCTTTGTTTGGGTTATTAATGATCATTCTTTGTCTAGCAATTTCATTTGGTATACCCTTATTCCAACCCCAACCCAATTTAAATCCTTCTAAATTCATTTTTGACTTTTGTTCATCAGTCATTTTCAGACCTTTATTCCAAGCCGGCATGCCTGCATTAATAGCACCCTTACAATCAGATGAGCAATACTGTTTGAACCATGGACGAATTTCAAACTCTTTATTACATGTCAGACAAGTTGCCATTATTTTATCTCTTCTATTTACTTTTAATTAGTCCAGTAAGTTTTGATTGAATATTTTTAGCAAATTCTGGTTGTGGGAAATTCCACCCAACAAATACTCCTACTGCAAGCCATAATAATATTTCAAACATAATAAATCTCCTTTGTAGTATCACTATTATATTTATACTTGAATCAAATGTCAAGATATGTTATTATTTTATCTCTTTAAGTGTATCTTTAATAATATTTATAGTAATTGGACTAAGAACCACTTCATAGTGATTTGATTTTATCTCAATCAAATCCATATCATCTCTATATGTCATACTTTTAATACTAACCACTCCGTCATTTGGTTGATTTACCCATGGACTTACACCCTGAGTAGTTACTATGTTTGTCCATGGATGCTGTATTGTAATATTCAGAGATGTCTTGATAGGGACACTATTAGTTCCTATATCGCGTAATAGTTTATTGAATGGCAGCATATGTTTGACATAATCTGCTATTTCTGCTCCATTGTACGGCGTACTTAATGTCACAGCACCTAATACATTATTAGAAAACCAGTCACTTAGATGAACGGCATATATACCACCAAGACTATGACATATAAAAAATATATCTTTATGATCTTTCAATTGAGATTTCATTGACTCTAAATTATGTTCAAATCCATCTTTACTATCATACTCTATTACTAGCTCGTGATCATGCTTTAACTGCTGTCTAATGTAATTGAAACTATTTCCGGTGGCATTAGCACCATGTATATAAACAAGAATCATAACTGATTGATAACTTGTCTCATTAGCATATCTGATCGAATAAAATCTTTGGCTGTTTCGATATCATCATCTAAATCTTCGACGGTAAATATTTCTCTTGCGTCGTTTTCCGTCACTGCAATGAGTTTTATACTTTCAATCTGATTGTCGAAATGAATATTTTTAGGTAATTCATTATGCAATCCATCCACATCAATCCACGTTTTATTTTCAAACGAAACTACTACGCATAAGTGTGCGTATTCTAACTCAGTTTCTTCTGTAAAATCATCGTAGTACTCTCCTACCCATGCACCAAGTGGTAGTTTAGTTAATTGATGCAATGCTATTGCAAAAGCATCACAAAGACCAACCCGATATTGTGGTCGTGAATCAATTGATTCCACAATATCGATTAAATTACGAAATTCATTAGTATCATTCATTCTATTTTCCTGAAATATGTTCAATACAATTTTTTAGGCAATTCTTGACTACGCAAGTATTTCTTCCAACGACTCTTTGCTTTCGCTGCTTTTACTTTTCTAGTAGTAGTTGGTTTTTCGTAAGTTTGACGAGCGCGTATTTCTTCTAGTAATCCACTATCAGCTACTTTATTTTTAAACTTTCTAAGCGTTTGCTCAAAATTATCTTTATGATTTATTACCTTCATTTACATCCTCTGTTAATATTCTTGGTTTGTCAACTAATTCTCTAGTGATATTTATCTTAGTTATATTGTTCTTTTGGTAACTTTGAGCATCGTACATATGTGGTAGTAATACTCGTTCAATCTCACTATGTAATCCACGAGCGCCTGTCTTTAATTTCAAACAATTTTCTGCTATCTGATCTATTGCGTCTGAACCAAAAGTCAATTCTATATTATCTAGTCCAAGAAGATATACATACTGTTGAATGTAATTATTTTTTACGCTAGTAAGAATACTAATTAGTTGTTCTTTATTAAGTTCAGTAATGCTGACTAGACTAGGAAAGCGACCAGTAAATTCTGGTATCATTCCGAATTTAGTCAGATCATCTGGCATTAGTTTTTCTAAGTAATTTTGATCTTGAGATTTATCTGAAAGATTGGCAGAAAAACCAATACTGTTACCATCAATACGATTAGCAACTATATCTTTAAGACCAACAAAAGCTCCGCCAGAAATAAAGAGAATGTTAGTAGTATCTACTTCTAGCATTTCTTGGCTAGGATTTTTTCTTCTGCCACGTTGTGGAATTCTACAAACAGTTCCTTCTACTAATTTAAGTAGAGCTTGTTGAACGCCTTCACCGCTTACATCACGAGTGATAGATGCGCCCTCTGATTTTCTAGAAATTTTATCAATTTCATCAATGAATACGATGCCTCGTTGCGCTCTTTCAATGTCGCCTCCAGCCGCTGCTACTAGTCTACCGATCATTGATTCGACATCATCGCCAACGTATCCAGCCTCAGTTAATGAGGTGGCATCTGCGATTACAAATGGTACGTCTAGATATTTTGCTACAGTTTTAGCAAGCAGAGTTTTTCCAGACCCAGTTGGGCCAACTATTAGTACGTTGCTTTTTTGTATTATGGTGTCGCTTTTATTATTGATTCTTTTGTAATGATTAGAAACGGCGACACTTATGATTTTCTTTGCGTGATCTTGTCCGACTATGTACTCATCCAAGAATCGTTTAATATCATCTGGATATAATGATGAATGTGATGATTCAGAAATTTTATCGATTTCGTCATCAGTGATGAGCAATTCGGTACAATATGTTATACAACCGTCACAGATTGCCGAACTTTCGCCTACAATTAATTTTTTAACGGCATTTTTGTGTTTAGTGCAGAATGAGCAGTGTAATATTTGAGTCATCTATTACTTATCTTTTTGTAACCAATATAAACAAAATCGATGACTAGTGAGATTCTAGTCATCGACTCTGTAACTATCACTTATTCAGTGACAGCGTTCAAAACATCTTCTACTGATGCTTTTCGTTTACTACGAGTCTTGATAGAATCCAGTGACAATTCGACTTTTTTAGTTTTTGTCGATTTAACCACTTTTTCTTTCTTTACTTTTGAGACACGAGGTTCCTTGGGAGTACGAGTATCAATTTGTTCTTGAATCAATGCTTGATCTTCAGACGATTGAAACTCAGGTGCTGCCAATGCAAACTGAAGTGCCTCTAGTCGCAACATTGGAGTAGGAAGATTGATAAAGTCCGTACGAACTTCGGTCAATTTCTCGCCCTTGCTTTTGACATAAGACTTTGACTGTGACGATTTAATGCGACGAGTGAGATCCACACCACATCGAACCTTAACAACTTCTAAGTTATTAGATCCAACGTGTTTAGTGATTCCGACACAAGTCCAAAGAGTATCACGCTTAGCCATTTTGTATTTCCTTAAAGATTAAAACATCTGGAGAATATATAAGAAACAATTGTGAACCCAGATGATACTCACAATGTTTCATTGAAATTATAGTATACTTAATAATGGATTTAAAGTCAAGAGTTTTTTGAACTGGACTTATCCATTTTTGATGCTTCTACGGCAATAAGATTAATTTCTTCCACTGTAAGTGGTCGACGAGATTCTAAATTGTCCATAATAACCATTTCATAATCTGGCGGATCAAAACCCCATTCTGGATTTTGTTCGATTAATTCCATATACCATGCTTTGACTTTGCCCATTTAAGCAAACTCTTGATTATCATCGAATACGCGATCAATGTATTTGTGTTCAAGACTGACTCGCTCACGCAATGCGCCATAAACCATAATTGGCGTATCCAGTACAACTCCGTGAGTGACTTCGCCGCCGTATGTTACACGACTGTAATCGACTTTCCCAGTAACTGGGAATTCGCCCATATAAACGCCTTCAACTTTCATGCCTTCTAAATTCCAATTCATTTTAAATCTCCGCTGTAGGTTTCCGAGACATCAATAAGTTCCATGTCGGTAACGACAATGGTCGGATGAGTAATATTATAGTCTAATTCTTGAATAAAGTCACTGATATCAGCATCTTTGTCGATTTCAACCACTATTGTAAGTACAATACGCTTATTCATCATTGTCTCCGAGTAAATAAGAAACGTCACGATCTTCTAATTCTACCATTAGTTCCTCATCAGAAAGATCGTCAATTCCGCGATAACCGTCAATAAGTATATTGTCTAAACACAATACGCCTTGATTGAAATCTTCTACCAATAATTCAACTAATACGCTAATTGCTTTTTCACGATCAAACATTTTAATCCTTATTTAAGACATATTCAAACAATACCCACTTGGCACGATTCAGCAATTGACGCTGATCTTCAATCGTGTTGAAGTCTGGCTGTTCGTAAGCCATCATTTCTTGAGCATCGCTCATCATACTGGCAGCGATCATAGCGAATTCGCCATAACGAAAAGAAGAGCTAGACTCGACTGCTTGACGCATGCCCTGCTCAGTGATGCCGAACATACTAACTTCACGTTTCTCTTGCTCAGTCAGAGCTTGATAGGTTGCTGTAGTCATTAACTACTCCTTACTTAACAAAAGGGTTGCTAGTGAAGCGAATACCATTGCCATCGTACAGCCCAGTCATGTCTAACTTAGCGTAAGAGTCTTGAATCTCTTGACAGTATTGAAGAAACTCAATGTCAGTGATCAACCCTACTTTGTGTTGACGAAAGAGTTCCATGAGTTCTACGTTCAACGCTTTGATATGAGTGGGCTTGCGTGCTTTAGTCATGTACTGTTCCTTTTTCTCTAGTGTAAGTGTACATTGTACAGTAAAATGGATTTATTGTCAAAATAACAGTGTTGTATTTTTACAACAGTTTAATGTAAGCAATAGGCACAGAATCTTGTGTTCCAGACGGCAAACGTACTAAGAAATCCTTCAAAATAGTACGACCAATTACACGAACCACACGATTAGACCGAGTATCAATAGCAAGCATTTTCTGTCCTTTTCTCTAGTGTTTCTCTAGTGTATGTGTAATTATATCACTAGTTGGACTTGTAGTCAATGAGTATTTTTAAAGTGTTGTAACGGTACAACAACTCTTTTGATGACATTTCTTCTTCTTTTACGACACAATCGTGTTGAGAAAATGTAAAGTAATTCTTAAAATTGATCTGACACTGCACACAACGAATTTTGCTCATAGTTTGTCCGTTTTTCAGTTCGTATAATATGATTGTTACAATCATATGACATATTTAGTGCAAATATATTACATCATGACTAATCTAGTAAGAGCGACTAGATCGATGGTACTCAATAACATATAGTTGGCTAACATTCCAAATGATCGCCTAGTATAAGATGCCCATGTAAATATCATACACTGAGCTATGAACATTGGATATAATATAAGAAATGGAGGTGTAGGTACAGTGATCATCATAATGACTGAACATGTGACACTCAAAAACCAAGCCAAGATTTCTAAAATACAACGAACTTTGTTGCTTTTAAAATCTTGGCTAATCCATTCAATAATATTGAATAGAATTTCTTTCATGTATTACTTCTTGACTGTTGCGTTTACAAAAGCATACATTTTTTCTGCTGTTTCAAGAACTTTGTCAAGTCCTGGAAATTCTGGCATACCAACAGTAGTAACCAATTTGCCGGTTTTTTCATCTTTGGCAGTAGACATTTCCCATCCTAGAAACTTAGCGTGAAATTCTTCACTAAGCATACTCTTAGCCATATCTAAGATTTCTGTACGAATCTCATAGCCGTTCTTGTTGAACTTAACTTCTGGTAGTTTTGGTGTTTCAAATGACATAATAATCTCCTGTGTGTGTCAAAACAGTATCTCTACTGTAGTACTATTATACTTTATAATTTATTAGATTACAAGTAATTTGGTTAAGCTGGTTTCTTGTCTGACATCATTACTGCTTTGGCTGCTTCGAAGTTACCTGATCTAGCAAGTATTCCTGCCGCTCTAGCTTGTCCGATATGCTCAAAAAATGAGTAGATAGATACTGCTATTTTTTTAATTAATGATTTCATTATGCTAATCCTCTATCAGAATTTTGTTCAAATTGTTTTGCCCAATGCTCTATATCTGATATAGATTTAACATTTTTTGATTCTAGATATCTTTCTAGTCTAGTGTGATAATCTTGCTTTGGAAACATTTCCGCAAGTCTTTGTAACATCGTGTACATTTTCATAATTTTCTCCTGTGTGTGTTTAAGAAATTGTAATTCTTAAATTATGATTGAAAAATTGTGTTCTTCAATCTTACTTATGCTGTATAGCAACATAATATAAATATATATTATCTACCACGCCCTGCTTTACGCATTACTTTTGCTGCTTTTGGAACTGAAGACATTTTTACTACTTTGCCAACTTGTTCTGCTTTGTCTTGAACTCCAGAAATATTAAACTTTTGTTCTCTGATATTCTTTGCTTCCATTGCTGCTCTAATAAATGGATTTGGATTACGCTTTGGTTCGGTCATTATTGATCTCCTTTTTTCTACTTACTAACTTTGATAAGTAATCATTTACGCTACCCTCTAATGCTATTATCATTGCTATTCTACTATCATAAATTCGAATATATCTTTTTTTGTTTTCATAATACATGAAATGAGGACAAGTAAGTTCTCGATTTATCATTATAGTCATGAATAAAAGACCAATCTTAGGGTCAGGGATAATTTCAAAATCGTAACTTTCTAACCTGGCAAGCTGAAACATCTTATCGCCATGCTCAGTTAGCCCTAGTCCACCAGTCAATCCCAATCCTTCTGTTCGTCTAATATTAGTCCACCATGTTTTCATAGCACTATCTAACATTTCTATTTCATCTGTAGGTAATAACAATAATACTGCGTTAATTATTGTTTTTTTATCAGTGACGAACGTTATCATGATATCTCATTAATCTGGATAAACTTTTTGACCCTGATTCAAGAATACTACACTAAACTTATCAGTTTTAAATTGACTATTCAATTTACGACATAGATTTCTGGCATGTCCTGGATTTGAAAAACTAGTCTTTTTGTATTTAGGAACCGAATTACTATCCAAGTAGTGTTGATTCTTAAGATTGATTGGTTGATCTAAATAAAATACAGCCCAGATACCATTAGCCTCGACCACTTGATCAATCTTGTAAGTTTGTTTGTCTACTATTTCTAATAGTATTTTTGGTTGTGTTCTAGACATTAAAACTTACCGCCACCAAGTTCAATTTGAATTGTCTCTTGTGGAGCAGTTTGATATGCTTCTAATTTATCAGCCAATAATTTGACAATTTCATCACGTAATTGTCTAGCCTCTTGTGCCGGCAAGACAAGATTTTTACCTGGACTTTGATCCATACTACTTACACGATCTATAAAACGTTTAATGTTTACCATATTACTATTTAGTTAGCGAAGCTTCTATCTCAGAATTAAATGGCCCACTATTTTCATATCGTTGAACGAAAATATACTTAGGACAAAAAATAGTTTCCCATGTTCCATTCATATTGATACGAAAATATCCAGCACAGTGATAGCAAAGACTTTTTGGAGTTTTTGTATAAACGTGTAATTTACGTTTTATATCATAGAAATTGTTATAGGTTTTACCCTCAGTTGGCCAACGAGCATATGGAAGTTCTTCTGTTTTTGCTATTTTTTTAGGAATATCAAATTCAACTTTAAAAATCTGCTCAATTGATTTTGTGTCAGCATAGTGTCTAGTGTCACCACCGATTTTGACACAATATCCAGTTTGATCTGCCTCAACGTTACCAATTTTACGATTACCGTCTGTGATAACCCAAAGCTGATTCTTTACAATTGTTTTTGCTATTAGATTCATGATTTGTCCTCTGGTTTATAATTTTCAATCATTGATTTTATTGCTCGTTCAATAAGTTCGTTGAATGTAATATCCAATTTATGAGCCATTTTCATGTATGTTAATAGCTCTTCATCTGTGAATTCTAATTCAATTTCTTCTTTGTCACTCATTCGTTTTTTCCTTAAGTGGGCCATCATAAGTGGCATTCATCCACCGAGCATACTGTTCGACCTGTTCACTGATTTTAGTCAGTTCGTATTTTGCTACGAATTTCATCAAATTCATTCCAACTCCAGTCTTAGGAACTACTCTGATTTGATCCTGAATACATTGATCGACCGCATCTTTAATTTCTTGTGGTTGAGCAGTAAGATCACATAATGTGACGTTACGTTGATAGTCATCTGTTACACGATGCTCAACGCCATTATGATCAACCCAACGCTGTAGCATCATGTTATTCCAGTTGAATCCTTTACGTTCACGATCAGCATAGGCATCGATTAGACCAATTGACTTCTTTGTACCCTTAGTTCTAACACCCGGATAAGCAGAAAATACATTGTCACTAGTATCACCACGCATACACTTTTCAAAAAGTAAATACTGTGGTTCTTCTAGTTTCTTATGCTCTTTGGTTTTCTTATCTTTAACTTCTTTACCCTTGTCATCATAGAATCCTTCAAGCGTGATCAAATGACCAGCCATTGAATTATATTGTTTAACATTAGATGCAATCAGTTGAGCAAAGTCACCATCACTGCTAATAATGAAATGCTCATCATCTGGATGAGTTTGAACAAAGCGTGCAATAATGTCATCTGCCTCGGCAGTAGGGCATCGTAATACTGATACATTTGTTTTTTCGTCAAGAAATTTGGTAAATGTGTCATAAGTATCCCAGAACATTTGATCTTGCTCAACTTCTTTTTCAGTCAGAGCTGCACGCTTAACGGCACGATTTGCTTTGTACGGAGTATAAAAGTCTTTACGCCATGAACGACCCTCTAGTGCAAAGATAACGTGACATGGTTCAGTTCCTACAAAACGTCTGACTATACTTTGAACACCAGAAAGTGTAAGATGTAAAGCCATGCCGATCTTTTCCCAATCATCGCTGCCACGACTAGCAAAGTGACGTGATTTAAAGAACAAATTAGCAGTATCGATCAAAATATATTTCATTGTGGCTCTTATTTATCTATAATATATGTATATTATAGAATAAAAAAGCATTATTGTCAATGAATTTGGATAGATTAGCTTATTTCAGTTCGGCCATTTCCAATATCTTTAGAACGAATATGACGAAGTTCTTCTTTGAGCATATCCACTTCTCTATTTTCTGGATCCGCCTGATCTTGTTCGTACATTTCCAATACGATATTACGGCAAATTTCTTTAAACCATCTATCGACTATAACATCCTCGGATTCACCCGGTTTCATTTGATATCCAGCACGAGCCAAATTGGCTGCAAACTTAGAATTCCAATCTAACTCAAATGATCCGGCATTGATATTATTTGGGTCTATATCTATTTTTAAAATAGATATATATGGTTCGCCCATTTCAGTTGCTAATTCTTTTTCTGTTTTTACTGGAACAGTAATTTCTTTAGGTTTTCTGGGTTTTCTAGGTTTCTTTTCCTTTGGAGATTCTACTACTACATCTGGGACTATTTCTGGAATAGAAACTGATTTTTGAAAGAGACTTTTAAGTTTATTTAACATAGTTATATTTATAGATTAACATTGTGTTTGCTTAATTTCCCCATCGTAGAATAAAGATAATCATTGATTGCTCGTCTACGAAATCTAAAAAAGGATAATTATCTTTATTTCTCAGATCACGATTTTTAATGACAACTCCTTGTTCACTCATCCAATCTTTATACTTAGAATAAAGAAAGTCATGATCATCATAACAATTAGTATGACTACTAAGATACCAATTAGTAGCATTATCTAAGAATGGACTAATAGGTAAATTAAAATCAGACGTTTTTAGTTCGTTCATATAATTCAAATGAGGCAAGATTTTTTCCTTTTGATTCACACATGATATCAAAGTTGTCATTGAACGATAACGCCCAATCACTTACCGCGGTATTCCAATAGAAGTCCGAATGAGCACGTAATTTCTGCTTGTTGCTACCATTCTTGATTAAGAGATCACGATCAGGCAATGTTTTTTTACAATGATCCGCTAGAACATCTTCGCGGCTGACTGAGTAGTGCATAGTAGGACGTATGCCCCTCCAGCTATCTATAACTCGTTTAACACTGTCACTATTTGTATCAATGTATTCACCTGTTTTTATCCAGTTGTGATGTATATCTAATACAGTGGGGACAACATCGCTAAGACTGAGACAATCATCTAAACCCCAAGCGCACTCCTCATTCTCTAACGTGATACAGTTACGAGCTTCTGATGACAATCTGCCCAATACTTCACGGATACCTTGCGGGCCGCGTTTGCCGGAAATGTGAACGTTGATTTTGAAGTCTTGAAAACTTTTTCCGTAGCCCATCCATCTAGCCATGTCTGCATGATATTCAAATTCCTTTATTGAGTTTTCTACAATGTTGTCGTTAGCACTAGCCAGAACAGTAAACTGACCTGGATGAAAACTAAGCCTAACCCCACGAGCGATAGCACTATCTCCAATCGATCTAAAGTGCTTTTCGCAGTACGTAATAACGTCACTCCTAGCCCAGAAATAACTCCAATCGCAATGAGTATAAACGGGCAAGATATCGCTACTAAGACGTACCATACGTAATCGTTCATTTAGTGTTCCTACCTTTTCTACTAGTTTGCGTGTTGCCTCGATGTTACCTACCATTAAGTCCCACAGACGTTGTTCAGCAACGTCACGAGTTTGACGTGAAAGCCAAGCTACTGTTGTAGTACCTGTCGTGTATTGACGAGCATTGTCTTTTGGTTTGATACCGTCAGTTTGATCTGGAGTATCAATCCATTTACATGCAAACCCGATTCGTTTGTTCATAATAAGTATTTGTGTACCAGTTGTTCAGCGACAAGATAATATCCCCAGAATGGAAACACTAACGCGAAGAACGTTGACCAGAAACCTTTGGCAATAACGATACCGCAAAGCCAAAGAATGATAAACATAAAATAGACTAATGATTTCATGACTGATATCGTTCAGCAATTTGAGCAAAACGTTTGCCGTCTTCTGCCCATTGATTTTTAAAGTTTTTCTGAGCGATGAATTTGCTATACTGTTGATATGCATAATTACGCATATTGTATAAGCATGATTCATCAAATTTATATCCATACTCTACACAGAAGTCCTTGAACTTATTCAAATCATCAAAGATTTGTTTAACACGAGGATTGGATTGAATTTGTACTTTTGCCATGATAATTTCCTACTATAGCGGTTTGCTAGTATAAGTGGTACTAAGTACCGGTTGATTTAAATTCACAATATCAATTTGAATATCGTGAGTGGTATAATATTCAGCGATCTTATCATAAAGAGTATCACTGATCATTATTAGTGTAGACAAGTCATATTGTAACACAGTAATTGATATATCGTCAAGTAATGTGGACAACTCTAACTCGTCAGTATTTTTTAATATATGATTGTACTTAATCTGAACGGCAAAATTAAATGTATAATCATGCCAAATCAACGATGTTAGCCAGTACATTCTATTTGCTCCAAAAATAATTCTACGTCTATTTTCAGCTAGTGCTATTTCTCGTTGATCTGACATGTTATTTCACCAATGCCGCAATTATATCTACTTGTTCTTGTGCTGTTTTCAAATTATCAAGAGCAGTCAAAACCACTGGATATTCTTTTGCCATTTGCAAAAGTCTATCTTCTTGTTTCATTTTCTTTTCAGCCCAACGTATGGCATTTTCAAATTCAGTAGTCAATCCTATACTTAGTGAAGTATATGGTAGATGCTGCCATACTCCATTTCTGAAAATATGATGTGATCCATTAACATATTTAATATCTCCGTTGTAGCATAATCTACCAGTGCCATCTGGATACGGAGTTATAGATTCGTTAATGTGTGGCATTGACTGCTGATCTGCGCCCATAATAACGATTCCGTTACCACTAGTGGTCAGATAATTATTAATCATACTTAAGGTTGTTGTGCTGGAAATAAATATTCATAATCAGCAATGCCACTATCAACAGTGATTTTCATTGCGCCCTGATCAGAGATATAAATCTTTTTATCTCCAACACATTGCATAACACTGATAAACTGTTTTGTAGGCCATGCCCATGATCTAGATAATGTTCCAACTACATCACTCTCAAATACAAAGTTAGCACTATGACTGCTAACGTCACCAAAGTAAATCTTGAGATTAGTTCCATCCATTTTTGTAACGAATGTAGTTGATTCACTATTAGCACCAGATTGCTTTTGTAATCTTTGAATATTGGCAATTTTAGGTTCAAAATTAATATTCCAAGTTGCGCCAGCAAACTTAACATCTGGCAATTTAGTTTCAATGATAGATTGCATCATTAATCTATAATCGTTTACAAAGTCTCCACTCTGAGTTTCAAAGTGAATAGCAGTTGGAGCATCTGGATATTCTAGATTATCACTAATCATAGTAAGAGTTGCGTTCTCATCATACTCATCAAAACCAAGAATGGTTTTAAGTTTAGCCAAATTTGGCATTCCAAATGTGCCAACGAATTCTAACATTGGAACTTTAAATTTTCCACTTACAATCACTGATCTATCTTCTGCCAAAGCTGCAATTACAGTTTGTTTATCAGTTCCAACGACTTTGATTAGATCAATAAATCCCAATTGAGAAGTATGACTAATCATGTCATTTAAATTATCTTTCATGTTTTTCCTTTATATAAGTTATAATACTATAATGATTGAGTTAAGTCAATACTATTGGACACATTAACCGAATGAGAATAGCGAAGAGAATGTGCTATTAATATTGCTATCTGCTTCTACGTCCCAGTTAAGAACTCCAATCAAATTCTCAATCTTATCGTTAACCAAAGACTGCATCATTGCCTCTTCATCAAATGGCAAATCTTTAAACCAAGTTGGCAATCTTAGCTGATCTACTGGATAAGCAACTGAAGTCATCTGAAGTGGATTATCTTTAAGTTGACAAACTACAATCTTCATTCCATCCACAATTTTTTGTGAATATTTGTCTCCATTCATATCACGTAAGAAATTCCAATTGATAGAAGCATTAACGTGACCGGGTGGGCTTACTTTCTTAGTCATTCTTCTAGTGGTAGATTGTGCTTCTCTTTTTAGTAATTCAGCGTAGTGAGTTATTTTCTTGACGCCCATTGGTCTACCTTTAGTCCATGGATCATTTTTAGATAACAGATGTTTAAACTCTCTAATCTCTTTAATGATAACATCACGATTGGTTCCTTCTAGTACAAAATCAAGAATCTTAGACAAGAATTGCTGAACATACTTAGGTGTATCTGCTCGTTTCAAATCAAGACCCATGGCTTTAATCTTACCACGCTTACCATTAACATCAAGACGTTTGCCTTCTTTGTCGTAGATATTCACAGCGTAACGTTTCTTGGTCATAAAGATGCCACGATCAGCAACTAGTTCTCTGCTACACTCAATAATCTTACCATTTTTACGAGGCACATGAAATGATGATTCCATAAACTGAGGAAATGATGCATTGACCTGTTCACTAAGACCATTATACACTTCAATTGCCATGTCTTTATTCCAACGTTCTTTCATTTCTGGATCTTTAGACAAAATTGGCCAAGCAGAAAAATAACAAGAGTCAGTGTCACCATAAATGATAGCTTCACCATTATGATCGTATACTCCAGTGATTGCTTCGTTTAAGAAAGCACTCATATGCTTAACAATACAACGACCGCCCAGTGTAGTACTTTGACCCAATCTGATGTCATAGAATCTACTATGTTCATTCAGTAATGCACCATATGCAGAGTTTAGTAAAATCTTTCTAACTAACTGACGTTTATCAAGAAACTCACGCTCTTCGACAGTGGTTGCCAAGTTCATTTGTTTTTGTATTTCAATACGTTCATTGAACCATTCAGTTAACAGACCAGGAATAATACCCTCTTTTTCATAAGTAAAGATAGTACCATTAGCTGATAGCATCCATGGTTGATTTGAATCAAATATCATTTTCCAAATTTCTGCTGCGCTGGCCTCTTCAGAATCACCACGTTCCCAATCAACAGTTAGCATAGTGCCACGCTCTTGATTCATTACTGCAGTATATTCAAGTGTACCAAATAATCCGTCCCATGCTTCTGCAAACTTCATACCTTTGATTTTCTTTCCTTTGGCTGATATAGAATCTGCCATACGATCAGAAATGTACTTATCGGTCATGTGCGGTCTAATTTGACCGATGATGGTTTCTGGCGCCATGTTAAGAGCACGGATGTTTGACGGGTAAAGTGATTTAAGGTCGACTGCCCCGATAGATTCATGGATTCCTTTCTTAGGCACAGCAACATAGGCACCTGCTGCTTTTTCGTCATCGTCGTCGTCATTTTGTATTTGTCTCGTTTTTGATGGAACTATAAAACCACGAGCGTGAGCTTTATTGATAATTGATTGATCAATCATAGCCACACTGCCCATGGCAGTTGGTAACAATAC